TCATCAGACTCATGGCATGTAAATAACCTGCAGTTGCACAATCATAGTGTGATCTATAATGTTGTGAATGTTCCATAGGTGGAAGACACTCAAGGTGTATTTGCGAGCAGATTGTAGCTATCAATAAAAACTTCATTTTGTACCTTAGAATTATTCTAAACTAACGGCCTTGGCCTTTATACTTCTTACGATGGGGCTTTCTTTTGTTTAATCTTTTAGTATGAACACCAGGTCTTTTCTTAGGTGTTTTCTTTGTGTAATTACTTACTCCGAAGAGCGGTTTTCTCTTAGCCATAGTCTGTCTCTTTCAGTCATGGCTAAATATTTTATGTGGCCATTGACGTATTGTTTTGTCTCTTCACCACAGTTTGTGCATTTATAATAATCACGCACGATAGATACAAATACTACGTTTTCATGACACTCAGGACATTGTCCAACTTCTGTCTCTATATCTTTTATAATAGTTTTTAAAAATTTCATTCGCTATCTTTTTTAACGTAGTAAAATATAACTAATAACAGAAAAATTATAAAAAGTATATCTATCATTCTGCCACTCCCATGAGCCACAGCATAATAAAAATATAACAGATGGGTTCCATTACTGTAATATTAATTTTTTGATGGCTTGTGATCCATCAATATTTGTTTCTAATTCTGCTTTCGATTTAATGCACTTGTATTGCACATTAGGTGTAAACTGTCTCTCCGCGATACGCTTATGGCGAAGACATTGGGCCATACCCTCTGGCTGGATACGATGCTCCTTAATTTCTGGTCCTATGAACATGAGGAGGGCTACCACTTCAGCGATCATAATACTTTACCTTTGTTTGGTCCCTCTTTGATTGTGTATTTGTGTGAACCGTTTGCATTAATATCAACTTCTTCTTTCATAACTTTATTCAAGAAAATAGCATTCCAACCATTCTTATATGCTTCGTTAACTGGTCTTGATCTGCCGTCGTATTTTTTACCCTTACTGTACTTTTTTTCCGTTGCCATTGTAATACATATCCCTATTTTTATCTTTTAGTTCTTCAATATCATCAAGAAC